CCTCACATCAATCACTGAGCGGTTTGGCAAAGAAGGCTCTGCCCCAGCCCAGCATGGCACAGACGGGGCGTTTGCAAGGGCGTCACGCGGATTTATGGGCAAAGAATGGGATGGGGGAGACATAGCGTTCCGCGCAGAGACATGGGCGTTATGCTTTGAGCTACTGAAATCAGGGGGGCATCTACTGGCGTTTTCTGGTAGCCGCACATATCACCGCATGGCTGTTGCCATAGAGGATGCAGGGTTTGAAATACGCGATCAGATCATGTGGATATACGGCTCTGGGTTTCCAAAAAGTCTAAATATAGGTAAGGCGCTTGATAAGGCGGCTGGGCTTGAGCGTGATGTAATAGATGTTGCTGGTAAAAGCGGATCATCAAGAAATTGTATGGCTGGTGATTACGCTGGCGGGGAATATTTTCATACGACTCCCGCTTCAGAATTTGCAAAGCAGTGGGAAGGCTGGGGAACAGCACTAAAGCCAGCCCATGAGCCTATAGTGCTTGCAAGAAAGCCAATCTCTGAGAAATCCATAGCAGATAACGTGGTCAAGCATGGCACAGGGGCGTTGAATATTGATGGGTGCAGGATACAGACTGATGAGGAGATCAAGACCCACTCGCGGAGTGCTTTGGCCGCGTCAAAAAAAGGTATTTTCAACGGGTTTCAAAAACAATCGACGCATCAAAAAGATGGTCAACAGTTTGGCAGATACCCAGCAAACGTAATACACGATGGCCTGCAAGAAGAATGGGCCAGATATTTCTATTGCCCCAAGACATCAACCGCAGAGCGTGAGGAAAGTGTCACCTTGAACGGGCAGGACAGAAACAACACCCACCCAACAGTCAAACCCGTTGAACTCATGAGATATCTGTGCAGGCTTGTGACACCCAAGGGGGGAGCGGTGCTTGATCCGTTCATGGGCAGTGGGTCAACAGGTCTAGCGGCAAAAACAGAGGGCATGGAGTTCATTGGCATTGAGCGCGAACAGGAATACTTCGATATAGCCACAGACAGAATCAACAAGACATGGGTGCAACCAGACCTTCTGTGATGCCTAGCAATACCACATCTTGTTGTTGATACTGGAAAACAGATCAAAATATGCCTATAGTGCAGGAATATTTACGGGGCAATTTTCGTGGTATTAAAAAAAGATGGCCGAAAAACCCAAGCGTCCAAGGGGTAGACCACCCAAGCCAAAGGCTGACACTGGGCCAAAACGTCCAGTGGGCAGGCCCAAGGCTGACATCGACATCACGCAACTGGAGAGCCTGAGTTCGCTGAACTGCACGATGCCAGAGATTGCGGCGTTCTTTAAGGTTCCACTCAGGACGCTAGAGGATCGTTACACCAATGACCCCAAGGTTAGGGCGGCAATAGACCAAGGCCGTGAGGTGGGCAAGTTATCTGTCAGGCGCAAGCAGATGCAGATCATGAACGATCATGACAACCCCACAATGGCGATCTGGCTGGGCAAGCAACTGCTAGGCCAAAGGGACAAGCATGACGTTGTGACTGAGGATAAGTCTAGTCAGGCGCTCTCTGAAGCATTCAACATCCTGAATGATATGGTGAAAAACAGGCAGTCCTGATGGCCCCAGATGGATTTCTCAATGGACTAGCACCTGATCAGCTTGCGAGGCTGAAAAAGCTCACTGACACCTTTACTGAGGAAGAGGCCCAAGCGTTTGCGGCGCAAGTCAAGTGGGCATCCCAAGCAAGACAAAAGCAGAAAGCCCCCGACGGCGATTGGTCTGTCTGGTGCATCCTCGCTGGCCGTGGGTGGGGTAAGACACGGACAGGCGCTCAAGATATTGTTGGGTATGCTATGGCCAACCCAGAGGCGCGGTGTGGCGTTGTAGCCCCCACACAGGGCGATCTGCGGCGTGTCTGCTTTGAAGGCCCAAGCGGATTGCTGAACTGCGTTCCCAAGGGTTGCTTGTGGCAGGGCGAGGGTAGTGCTTACAACCGCACGGCGATGGAGTTACGCCTATGGAACGGTTCGGTGATCCAAGGCTATGCTGCCATAGAGCCAGACCGCCTCAGAGGCCCACAGTTTCACAGGGTATGGGCTGACGAACTAGCCGCATGGCGCTATCCCGATGCCTATGACCAGATGATGTTTGGCCTACGGCTGGGAGACAAGCCGCAACTCATCATCACCACGACCCCAAGACCCACAGAAATCATCCTGAATCTGGTGAAGCGCGATGGTATTGATGTCCACCTGACCCAAGGCAATACCTTTGAGAACGATGCTAACCTAGCTGAGAGCGCCTTGAACCAACTGCGTGAGCGGTATGCTGGGACTAGACTAGGGCGTCAGGAGCTTTATGCAGAGTTGCTACAGGACATTGAGGGGGCGCTTTGGTCATACAGCTTCCTTGAAAGGTCACGGATACAGAAGGATAGCCTGCCAGAGCTAGAGCGGATTGTCGTGGCGATAGACCCCGCTGTAACGGCTAGTGAAGATTCCGATGAGACGGGCATCATCGTGGCAGGCAAGGGGTTCGATAATCGCTACTATATCGTTGATGATTGTTCTGTTAGGATGTCACCAGATGGATGGGGTAGGCTGGCCATTGATATGTTTTACAAATATCAGGCTGACCGCATCGTTGCAGAGGTTAACAACGGTGGCGACTTAGTTGAGGGGTTGCTAAGAAACATTGACAATACAGTGCCTTACACCCCTGTCAGGGCGTCGAGGGGTAAGCTGGTCAGAGCGGAGCCGATAGCGGCGCTTTACGAGCAAGGTAAGGTTAGCCATGTGGGAATGTTCAAGGAGCTTGAAGATCAGCTTTGTTCATATTCTCCCACAAGCAAAAAGTCGCCTGACCGATTGGATGCCCTAGTCTGGGCATTGACAGAACTAAGCCAGTCCAGTGGGAAGGCGTATTGGAGAATTAGCTAATGGCCACCATTGCAGATTTTTTTAAAGGATTTCTGGCAACAGCACCAGAGACAAAAGAAGCTCCACAGGTCGTTCTGACCACTACAACCAACTATCACTACCGCAGAGATTCATACGAAAGTTACGCCGCAGAGGGCTATCAACAGAATGCCATCGTGTTTCGATGTGTGAATGAGATTGCCAACGGTGCCGCATCGATCCCATTCAAGGCATTTCAGGGCGACATAGAGCTAGACCAACATCCTATTCTGTCGCTACTGGCGCGGCCAAATGCCCAACAGGCAGGGGTTGAATACTTTCAATCACTGTATTCTTTCCTGCTTTTGGGCGGCAACAGCTACGCCATACGCACTGATGTGGCTGGTCTGCCAAGGGAGCTTCATCTGTTGCGGCCAGATCGTGTCAGGGTCAAGCCAAGCAAGACATCCCTGCCCAGCGGGTATGAGTATGTGTTGAGCGGCAAGGTCGTTAAGGAATACGACGTTGACCCAGAGACAGGCGCATCTGACATCAAGCACATGAAGATGTGGAATCCTCTTGATGACTATTATGGCCTGTCACCAATCATGGCGGCGGCTGTCGATATCGACAACCACAACGAGATCAACAAGCACAACATCGCTCTGTTGCGGAACGGGGCGAGGCCAACGGGTGCTATTGTGTTCAAGCCAGCCAATGACAGGGGTATGTCCATCCAACTCACTGATGGACAGCGCCAACAACTGAATGATGATCTAAGACAAAGGTTCCAAGGCGTCGATAATGCAGGTAAGCCGTTATTGCTTGAGGGTGATTTTGATTGGAAAGAGATGGGCCTGTCGCCTAGAGACATGGATTTCCTGCAACAAAAGAACATCAGCGCCAAGGATATCGCGCTCTGTTTCGGTGTTCCTAGCCAGTTGATAGGCATCCCAGACGCTCAGACCTACGCCAACGTCCAAGAGGCACGGCTGGCTTTATATGAGGAAACCATCATACCGCTGGCAAGGCGTGTGGAATCAGATTTCAACGAGTGGCTGGCGCCGATGTACGGTGATGATATCACCATTGCATATGACTTTGAGTCGATCCCCGCGATGGTCGAGCGGCGGCGTCGGGTATATGAGAACGTGGTGTCAGCGGTTCGTGAGGGCATCATTTCACGCAACGAGGCTAGAGAGCGGCTTGGGCTAGAGCCTATCAGAGGGGGAGATGATGTCTTTATCGCGGCTAATCTTTTTCCCTTGGGATCGGCAGAGGTCGCACCAGCGGAAGGGGAAGAGGCAGAGGAAGATGGTAAACAGGCTTATGATATGGGCCTTGCTTCTAAAAGTGAGGTTGAAAGAGATGTTTTCACAACTGAAGCAGAGGCTGAAGCGCGTGCTGAAGAAATAGGTTGCACAGGCACTCACGCTCACGAAACGGACGATGGCATGGTCTATATGCCCTGTGCGTCCCATGCTGATTACACTAGATTGACGGGCGACGAGCTTGAGACACCAAAGCAAGACCCACGATATGGTCAGGGCCGTGATGTCTTTGAGACACAGCCAGAGGCGGCGGCTAGGGCCAGAGAGCTTGATTGTGATGGCACCCATACTGTCAGAGGGCCAGACGGCAACTTTTACATGCCTTGTGACAGCCATGCGATTTATCTGCGTGTGACAGGTCAGAACAAAGAGGATGAGCTTGATGACGATGCGAAGGCGGAATCTGATGTTGACACAAAGCCAACTGAAGCAATGGCGAAAGAGGCAGAGCGCGGCCTTGCCATGCGGAAGGAATTCAACAGGGGCGGAACAGAGGTCGGTGTCGCCAGAGCCGTCCAGCTTGTGTCCAGAGAAAGATTATCGCCAAGAACAGTCAGGCGAATGCACAGCTTCTTCAGCCGACATGAGGTAGACAAAAGGGCAGAGGGTTTCAGGCAGGGCGAGGAAGGCTACCCGTCCGCAGGCAAAATCGCTTGGTTGCTATGGGGTGGTGATGCAGGGCAGACATGGGCCAGAAGAACGGTTGCCAAACTGGACAAGGAACGTGATGAACAGAAACAGATTGAGGCCATCATGCTCCCATGCTGTGACGGGTGTGACCCGTTGCCATATGGAGAGGCAAAGGCTGATGTATCAGCTAAGATCAAGAAGACAATCGCCAACAAGGTCAAGGAACATAACGACAAACATGGCGACAAGAAGGGCAAGCGCGTCACCCAGAGAATGCTAGAGGCCGTGTTCCGCAGAGGTGTTGGGGCTTACAGAACCAATCCAGAGTCCGTGAGGCGCACAGTGATGGGGCCAGACCAGTGGGCAATAGCCAGAGTCAATGCTTTCTTGTTTGCCGTTCGTCGTGGCAGATTCCGCAGTGGCAAGTTTGACCTTGATCTGTTGCCGTCAGGCCATCCGCTCAAAAGCAAAAAGTAATGCTGGCATCCAAGGCTTATCGAACGCGGATTTCGGTTCGCAAGGAATTCATCGAACAGACGAGACTGCGCCTTGGCTTTGAGCGCAAGCTGAGATTGCAGATGCAAACCTTGTTTGCAGAGACGGGATCACAGGCCCGTAACGAATACCGCAGTGCAGGCCGTCTGACCAGAACAGCCCCTGACCTAGCAAACAAGTGTGCAAGCCTGCTCACGGGCCACTACAGGGCCGTTATTGATGCCTTTGGCTTGAGGATACTGAGGCAGCGCAAGGCAGAGAGCGAGTTTGAGGTTCTGATCCAGCAATATGTCACTGAAATCGGTTCAACCCGCATCACCCAGATCAGCAACACCACCATGAATCAAATCCGCAGGGTGATCTTGGCGGGGGAGAAAGAGGCGCTTGGTGTTCAGGCCATAGCTGATTCCATCTTTGAAAGCCAGCGCGGGACATTCAGCAAGTATCGATCAGCCACCATTGCAAGAACAGAAACGCACGGTGCGGCCAGCTACGCCAACCATGAGGTCAACGCCAGCTTAGAGATACCCAATCAGAAGAAACGGTGGGTGGCTACCGCTGACCTACGCACCAGATCAACCCATGCGGCGGCGAACGGGACAGAGGTTGAGCTTGATGAAGACTTTATCATTGGCGGTGTGGCTATGGGCTACACAGGTGACCCCCGTGGTGGGGCTAAGAACGTCATTAACTGTCGATGTGTCACGCTGTATGTGACGCCAGAGGATGATGTCTTTGTCGATGACGATACGCCAGTGGCTCAGAAGCCAATCAAGGAGCCTTTGCCAGAGCGCAACAGGAATGCGCCAATAGAGCCAGCCGTTTCGTTGGCTACCTTGAAAGTCATTCCCCTCAAACAAGTCCGAAAGGAACTTGATGATCAATTACAAGAGGCATCCAAAGACACTCGTTATGTGAACACAGGGTTTAATAGATTCAGGGGTTCATTGAAAGATTTTGGCGTGGCGAATCTATCCAGTAATTTCCTTGATGAAACAGCATCCACAATCAATGCAATCAAACCAGAGTTGGATGAGATATGTGACCGTTTTGGCATACCTAGAATTAGAGGATTCAAGACTATAACAGCCAAGACCACATTTGCCAGCATGGGTGATGGCGTGATGAATCTCAATGCAGTAAGTTTCAACCGTTTTGGATCAAGAATTCGAAACTCAAGAAAAGACCCCGCAGAAATAGAAAGAGATGTCGAAGCGGTGTCGCAAGAGATAGATGAGATCATCAAACAGATTGATGCGAACTCTGCCAAGCAAAACGAACTATATGATCAGTTATTTTCCTCTGATCTAGACTTGGAAACAAGGGTGAGGTTAAGGGCTGAGTATGTTGCTTTAGGCAAGGCTGGAAAAAGATTGTTCAACAAAAAGCAGAAGCTGATCAATCAAAGAAGCGATCTGAGGGCTGAGGTTGAACTTAAAACTAGCAATTGGTCACCAGATGATGGGATCAAATCTAGGCCAGACCACTTGAGGAATTATCTGGCAGACCCGATGGATCGAATTCGGCAAGTTCTATATCACGAATTAGGCCACCATATTCACCAAGAATACAAGGTGAAGATACGCGAGGGCTTTGAGGATTTGCCTCAATCACAACTGAATTGGACAAGAGTTAACGCCCCCGTGGATGCTTGGTTGGACAGGTCATCCACTAGAACACTTTTGACCAAAGGCGAGAACGCGGCGAAAACTTGGTCAAATTATGGAAACACAAACGGGCATGAATGGTTTGCTGAAAACTTTTCTTTCTATTGGATGGGTATCAGAGACAAGGTTGACCCCCGCTTCATCACACTTATGGACAACATGCTGGAAGGGAAGGATATCAATGACCAGAGTCTATGATGAGGCAGTGAAACTTGTGACCCAAACAGGCGGTGATCTAACAGCGGAGCAATTGGAAGAGTTTGAATTCTTAGCGTTGGGTTTCAATAATCAAGAAAAGGAAGATGGCGAGTCGATGCTTAGAGAAACAATTGACCAAAAGATTCGTTTCAAGGGTTCCAAGTTTCAGCAAAGCAAAGGCAAATGAGGCCAGACCCAAAAGCGAGTCTGACCCCAAAGGCTACCAGATGAGAAGGATGGGCAGGGAAATGACCATAGCCGCTCCCAGCACACCAAAGAAAATCTTCACCGCGATCAGCATGGCGATTTCCCCCTTTCTATGCATGGCAGGCAGGAAGAGTATTCGTCGCAATAGCAGACATCCTCTTCATACCGCTTTTGCTCATAACAGCCGCCGCAATACATATCGTCGGCCTCTGCGTCATAGATCGTTGCGTTACGCTCATCGCATCTAGCGCACTTGCTACCCATGTCACTGCCCCCCTTTCTGAGTGTACTTGACCACGGAATATGTTCTGCCCGTCAGGGTCAGCCGTGCTTGGTAACGAATCATCTGCGGCTTGCGCCTAGTGCCACGCCGCTCAAGCATGGGCATCCATTTCATGGCGTACCGAATGGCCGACTTGATCTCGCGGTCTTGCGATGCGGGTAGCACCTTCCGCAGTTTGCCAAACGTGTCATGCCCCTTCTGAACATGGGCGATGATGCTGGCCGCTAAACGGCCCTTAGAGGCCGCTGTCATGCGGGGCTTACTAGGTGCCACCTCAATGCGCGGTGCCTGTTCAGCGAGGCTTGTAGCGCCTTTAACGATACAGTCGGGGTGGCCGCGCCGCAGGAAGTTTGGAATGTCGAGTGAATTGGTCATTGCAGTCTCCGTGGTTTGGTGAGGCGGTTAGCTTGCCGCCTCAAGTTGATCCTCACGAACCGCGCTCGTCCAACTGCCGAAAGGAGTCCGATACTCAATCGTGTAGATGGCGCGGCCCTCGTAAACGAGAACGTCCTTGATGGTGATCTTGCGACCATTGATGCAGGAAGCGTCGTCGCGAACGATTGCATCTTGGGAAATTGAAAACTTGGTCATGGGAATCTCCGTGGTTGTGGGCGGGGCCAAAGCCCCGCCTCGTTTCTAGTGTCGATCAAGACTCAGCTTGAATTTTTGCCAAGACCCATTTGGCAAGATCGTAGGTCTTTGCCTCGTTACAATTCATTGATGTCCTGTGACGAGCATCGCGCTTCACTGCGTTTGCGAGGTGTTCAGCCACCTCAATTGCGCTCATTTGTCTAAGGGCATCGCATGTCGGCGTGTCGAGTGATGGATATTTAACTGTCATTTCATTCTCCGTGGTTTCACTATTGATGATGCAAAGACTCTACCATGCGGTGTTTACTATTGTCAACAGTCTAATTCAACACAATGTCAGATTAACACCGCCACTCATAGCAAGAGAAATTGACATGAGTGAAGGCCACTGCCAATTTGTCGGAGAGCTTGTCTGGGTGATGGATGAGCGGCGCAAAATCAAACGGGTGTTTTAGCGTTTGATTGTTAAGAACCAAATACAGATTCCATTTGCCGCCATCGTTGCTGATCTTCCATTCGGTTTGTTTGTCGCCGTGGTAGACCGACAAAAGCCCTTGGCCTGTTTGCTTCACTGTGTATTTCATTTCCTATCTCCTTTTGATGACGAGGCCGTTAGGCCAGCCGTTTTAGTTCCTTCCAAGTGCGGACGCGGTTGCTTCCCGTAGAAGCTCCCAAGTCCCGCTCCCCCGCTTCACGCATCGGCCTGAGTCGCCATACTTAAAGTCATAGGAAGCGCCATATGTCGGATGATCTCTAAATAGACCTTCTACCCGTTTGGATGGCTTACAATGCTCCAGCTTGGTATTGCGATATGAGATGGTGGCATCGATCCATGTCCATCCCCCTTGAAGGCATTTCAATTCATCAATTTTGACTTTGGTGATCATGTTCATCTCCGTGGTTTGGGGCGGGGCCAAAGCCCCGCCTCGTTGTACTTATTTTGTGGGGTTCTGCGGCTCAAGTTTGGCCGCAAGTTCAATGATATCGAAAATTGCATCGACGCCTGACTTGGTCAGATAGACAATGTGAAAGTCAGGATTGCAAAGGATGGGGTCACCCTCGCCTGTGCGGTCATCAACAAAAACCATGCCCTTCAGAATGAGGCTGGCAAGCAGACCGCCGACTTGCTGACGGTTCCAGCCAAGCCTGATGCCGATGTCGGCAGGGTTTGCGTCACTGTGATTATCGCTGTGCTGTTCGTTGCGGGTGCCATAAGCGATGCACATTTTCATGGCGGCGATTTCGTTTTTGGTAAGGTCAATCATTGTTTTGTTTCTCCGTGGTTATCTGAATGTCCTTACATCATAGTCCTGGGGTTACTATTGTCAACAGCAAAAACGACATAAAAGTGATTTTTCTCGCATATTGTTATATGGCTTGACTTAGCGTATGCTTTTCCAAACTAGGAGAAGCTATGCCAATCCCAAAGCCTAGCGCTGGCGAAAGCGAATCGGATTTCATGGAGCGGTGCATGGTCAATGACACCATGCAGGCTGAGTATTCCCGCCGTGACCAGAGGGTCGCTGTATGTCTTAGCAGTTTCCGCGATGGTAACAAGGGGACTCAAATGAACGAAATCAGTGAGATTGAGACTGAAGACGCGCAAGTAGAAGTGAAATTTCAGACTGGGACGCTTGATCTGGCCGCAGATTTTGAACTAAAGGCGTACCATGATGATGACGACGATGAGAAAAAAGGCCAGTTTGAAGGTTACGCCAGCGTTTTCGGCAATAAGGATTTGGGCAACGATGTGGTTGTGCAAGGCGCATTTGAAAAATCACTGAGAAACAAAGACCCCAAGCGGGTCAAAATGCTATTCCAGCATGACACCAAGACTCCCATCGGCATTTACACCGACATCCGCGAAGACAGAAAAGGTCTTTATGTAAAAGGCCAACTTGCCATGCAGACTCAAAAGGGCAAGGAGGTTTATGAGTTAATGAAAATGGGCGCAATCGATGGCCTGTCAGTAGGTTATCGGGTAGACGCCAAAGGCTATTCCTATGATGAGCGCGGCAAAAAGCGTTTGTTGAAAGAGGTTGATCTTATGGAGATCAGCGCGGTTACCTTTCCGATGAACCCCAGAGCAAGAATACGCTCTGTGAAATCAGAGGATAGGACGGTTCGTGAGTGGGAAGCATTCTTTCGGGATGAAGGCGGCTTATCACGCACAGAATCAAAAGTAGCGGCAGGGGCCGTGGCAAAGGCTTTAGACCAGCGAGAGGTTGGCGATGAGCAAACAGGAGTGATGGATTCCATCACCAAACTCACCAACATCCTAAAAGGAGACTGATGATGTCTGAGGATATCAAAACGGCAGTCGAGGGCATGGCTACGGCTTTTGAGGAATTCAAAGCCACCAATGATGCTCGTCTGGCTGAAATCGAGAAGAAGGGTTCGTCTGACCCGCTGGTCGATGAGAAGCTGAAGAATATTGAAGCTGATCTTGACCGCTTTGAAGACATTAACCAGAAGCTGACACTTGCACAGCAAGAGCAAAAGGGATTTAGCGAAAAGCTAGAGAACATGGAAGCGCTCTTGAAGCGGCCAGAGGTCAGCATGGAAACCGACCAAGTTGATTTGGCTGTCAAGGCGTTTGACAAGTGGCTACGCAAAGACAAGCAGGGGCTGGAGCCAGAAGAGATCAAAGCTCTGACGGTTTCGGATGACACCCAAGCTGGTTTCCTTGCGCCGCCTGAGTATGTCAACGAACTGATCAAGACCCTGACAGAAATCTCGCCAATGCGTACAATTGCGCGGGTCCGTCAGACCAGCCAGAAGTCGGTTCAGATGCCATCTCGCACCGCGACCTTCTCTGCCGCTTGGGTAGCAGAACAAGGGACACGGTCAGAGACAACGGGCTACACCACTCAATTGGAAGAGATTCCGACCCATGAGCAATATGCTTTGGTGGATATCTCTAACCAGATGCTTGAGGATTCTGTCTTCAACCTTGAGGCTGAGATGCAGGAAGAGTTTTCAACTCAGTTCGCCAAGAACGAGGGCAACGCCTTCATCTCTGGTGATTCAGTTGGAAAGCCAGAGGGTGTTCTGACCAACTCTAGCGTTGGCACCACCAACTCTGGTTCTGGCACTGCCCTAACTGGCGACGGCCTGATCGATCTGGTTCATGCTGTGAAAACTCCGTATGGGGCAAATGGAACATTCATCTTCAACCGCACCACTCTTGCCGCGATCCGTGGCCTGAAAGATACGGCTGGTCAGTATGTGTTCCAAGCTGGCATGATGCTGACGGCTGGAGTGCCAA